GTTCCCAGTGATTCCCTTGTAAGCCCCAAAGTATGTGAGTAGATTTGTGAGTAGGACGAGTTCGGTCCAAAATCCTACTCACACACCGACCGCAATCCGGCGCGGTTCGGCACTGCAAGGGAATAGTCGTGGCGCTCACAGATACCGCCATCCGCACCGCCAAACCCCGCGACAAGCTCTATCGCCTCGCTGACGCCCAGGGCCTTTGCCTTGAGGTGACGACCGCTGGTGGGAAGCTCTGGCGCCTTCGCTACCGATTCGATGCCAAGGCAAAGATGCTGGGGCTGGGCTCCTACCCCGCTATCACACTCGCCCAGGCTCGCGAGCGCCGGGATGCTGCACGGAAACTGTTGGCACAGGGCATAGACCCAAGTGCACATAAACAGCAGGAAAAGGCCGCTGCCGCCGCACAGGCGCTTAGCCTCGAGGTACTGGCGCGGGAGTGGTACGACTACAACCAGCCGCGGTGGGCGCCGGCCACCGCTTCGAAGGCACTGCAGTACCTGGAGTCAGATATTTTTCCGGTAATTGGCAAGCGGCCCGCTGCCGAGGTCCAGCGCCCTGAGCTAGTAGACCTATTGCGCAAGATCGAGCAACGAGAGGCGTTCAACGTCGCCCGCAAGGTCCGCCAGTGGCTGAGCCAGATATTCCGCTTCGGGCTGGCCAAGGGCGTGGTGCCCGGCAACCCCGCCACCGATCTGGACGTGGTAGCCGCGCATGCGCCACGCACTCGCCATCACCCTCATGTATCTGAGGCCGAGTTGCCGTCGCTGCTGGAGAAGCTAGAGATAGCCCAGTGCGACCTCACCAGCAAGATTGCCATTCAGCTGTTACTGCTGACGGCAGTACGACCCGGCGAGCTGCGGCTGGCGCCTTGGGACGAGTTCGACCTGGAGTCTGCAACCTGGACTATCCCAGCAGCACGGATGAAGGCACGGCGACCTCACATCGTCCCACTCCCACGCCAGGCCGTGGTCCTCCTGCGTGCCCTGCACGAACTGACCGGCACCTATCCTCTCGCCTTCCCTGGGCGCAATGACAGGTCCAGACCCATGAGCGAAAACACTGTGAACAAGGCTCTTTCTACGATGGGTTATGAGGGGCGCCAGACTGGCCACGGTTTCCGCCACCTGCTGAGCACCAGCCTCAACACCCGAGGCTACAACCGCGACTGGATCGAGCGGCAACTTGCCCACGGCGACCAAGACTCGATCCGCGACACGTACAACCATGCGCAGTATTTGGAGCAGCGACGGGAAATGATGCAGAACTGGGCAGATGAAATTGACGCCCTCTGCGCTGGCGCTAATGTGGTTTCAATCAGGAGAGCGACATAATGGATGAGTGCAACACTCCTACAGAAAAGAGGGTCGGCCCCCAACTTGACCACGTGATTAATTGCCTAACACCCGCCCTAAAAGCGGGGAATACTCCTAATCTACCAGAGATCAGGGAAATATTCCTGGCATGTGGCTCAACTACTGGCGATGCTCCGGATGATTACGAACCAAATATCAATGAAGCTTTCTCAATATTGACTGCAATCTCATCGGAAGACGCGGAAATCGCGGAGGGAATTCGGGTCGCAATGATGTCCATTGGTACAGCCCTCCTTGGTTCGCTTATAAATTACAGTTCACGCGCTGTTAATCGTGAGATGGCGTCACTCCGCGGACTGAATGCGCGCAATAAGTCTCTTAGACAAGCAGCAAACAGGGCGCGTGAAGTTGCCGTAGCGAAGTGGGGGGAGGATCGCGCCCAAAGCATCCGTATAGGCGAAATGGCTCAAGCCATCTACGCCCAGCTTCACGCCGAAGGCCTCGATAAAGTGCTTCCAAAAGACCCTGATGGGGTGCGCAAATGGATCAGGTCGGTCGCTCCTCCACATGCCATACGTCCTGGGCGATCAAGGAAATCTGGCTAGCGTCTCGAAAATGGTATTTAACGTCACGAAAAACCATTTTAACGTTGCGTTGTACTGATTTTATGTACAGCTACAGAGCGTAACGATAGGCCATCCCCAAACCGCCCGAGGAGGCGCAGTAGATGGCCAGCCCTACCAACACCACCCCACCCGCTCGCCGCTTCATTAAGCGCCAGGACGTTGAGTCGATCACGGGCCTGTCCTGCACCGAGATCTACCGCCGTATTGCCGCTGACGCTTTCCCCAAGCAAGTCACCCTCGGCCCGAAGTGCGTCGTGTGGATCGAGGCCGAGATTTATGCCTGGTGTGATGAGCAGATCGCAGCATCCCGTGGGGAGGTGGCATGATGACAAGCCCCGGCTTCACTGATACCCGTTCTCCTTACTCGTGCCCATATTTCTCACTCGTGCCCACACTCACGGATGGGCACGAGTGGAAAAAATGGGCACGAGTAGGACTTGCACCCGTTCAGCGCTCGCTGTATCGTCCATCGGTCGCTGCAAATTCAGCGACCGGGTTTGGCGACCCGAATACTGTTAGGCGCACAAGCGCCCCCTCGATGACTGCTGGCGCTTTTTTTGTGCCCGCACATCCTGTTTATGGCGGCTGTGCGCGGGAGACCTTCGGGTCTGCCGGGTGCCTAACGTCCCGGTTCGCCAACCTGCGCACAGCTGCCACCCTAAATCGTTTGGCGACGATCCGTGGCAGTTCCTCAACGTTAGGAGCTGAACCGATGACCACCCTTATTCCGTCCAAAATCCGCGCCCTTGCCCACCGCAAGATGGCCCTCAGCGCCCTTCGCGCCAACTCGTCCCTGTCTGTTCGCTTGAAGCACTACAACCAACACATGGACCAAGCGCGTGCCCTGGAAGCCCAAGGGGGTGCGCAATGAGCTACTGGAACGATCTTCTGCCCCGCCATGAAGCGTTGAAGGATATGAACGCCGACCAGCTGAAAGCGGCCGAGCAGGCGACTGAAAGCTGTGTGGCCGTCCTGGCACACGGGATATCAGGCATTGGCCACCTACTGGCTTGCACAGCTTCAAACGGCGATACCGGTCTAAGCCCTGCAGCAGTAACAGATATTGGCTGGCTCCTGGAAAGTCTGGGAAGTCTCGTCGGCAATCTCTCTGATACTGGCGCCGCGGCCACCTATCACCTGTCCGAAATCAAGACCGGAGCATAACCATGAACCATCAAAACGGCGCTATGGCGTCGATGGGATCGGCTTGCCTGGATAAAGTGCTTAATCGGTTAGACAAAGTTAAGTCTGCTGGCGCCCATAAATGGAAAGCCTGCTGCCCTGCACACAACGACAAAAACCCAAGCTTGGCAATTAGCGAAACTTCAGAAGGCATCATTTTGCTCAAGTGCTGGGCCGGTTGCACAATAAAAGAGATTGTTTCGGCAATTGGCCTGCAGTTGCGGGACTTGTTCCCGGGCGACAAACAACCTCGATGCGGCCCAAGTAAGGCTGCAATTGAGCATGAGCGCATGGTTTATCGGATCGGCCACCCTCTCCTGAAAGATGGGAAGTTGGAGGGTGACGACCTGGTGCGCTTCAACCTTGCCAAGCAGCGCTTGGGGGTCAAATGACGAGTGATCGCTTTGCCCAAGAATGGACTGAACCTCTTAGCCCCATCAATCGTGAAAACGTCACACCCCTGTGGCGCGTCAATGCCGTGAAGGCTTCGACGATCAAGGCTGTTCCCATCCGCTGGCTGTGGCCTGGCTGGCTGGCAAAAGGAAAGCTGCACATCCTCGCCGGCGCTGGCGGTACCGGGAAAACTACGCTGCTGATTGGACTGATTGCCACCATAACCACTGGTGGGCGCTGGCCTGATGGTAATCATTGCAGCGAACCAGGCAATGCCCTGATCTGGTCGAGTGAGGATGACCCAGCCGATACGCTGATCCCCCGCTTGACCGCTGCTGGCGCTGACATGAGCCGCGTCTACATCATCCAGGGGCTTACCAACGCCAGAGGCGACGCCGATCCATTCGACCCAGCCAGCGACATTGTCCGTTTGCGTGAGACGGCCAGCGAGATTGGCGGTGTGTCGCTTCTGATGCTCGACCCCATCGTCAGCGCAGTGAAGGGCGACATGCACAAGGCCAATGACGTGCGTCGGGCGTTGCACGGCGTAGTGGACTTCGCCGAACAGAACCTCTGCGCCGTGGTGGGGATTTCCCACTTCGCCAAGGGTGGCGCTGGCTCGTCGCCTGCTGATCGAGTTATTGGCTCGCAAGCGTTCTCGGCGCTGGCGCGCACGGTACTGGTAGCTGCCAAGCAGGAAGACTCCGACCAACGCGTGCTGGCGCGAGCGAAGTCGAACATCGGCGCTGACGAGGGAGGCGTCTCCTACACCATCGAGCCATGCGACATCGGAGATGGGATCGAAGCCACTCGCGTGGTGTGGGGCGCAGCCATCGAAGGTAGTGCCCGGGAGATCCTGGGAGAAGCGGAGGCATCCAGTGATGAGGAGGCACAAGACCTTGATGATCCCAGCGACTGCCTATACCGGATCTTAAAGGACAACCCACTCGAAAGTAATGAAGCCAAAGCCCTGATGAGGCGCAATGGCTACACCGAAAAACAGATTCGCCGAGCCAGGGAAAAGCTGTCTGTTGTGACTGCCAGAACCGGCAACAAAAAGGATGTGAAGTCGTTCTGGTCATTACCGCAAGTCGGTGGCTCATTCGCGCCCTTTCAACCACTCGTGCCCTCAGAATCCCACTCGTGCCCATCCTCCGGCGTGGGCACGAGTAACGAAAATGGGCACGAGTGGGAAGATCAGCATAAAGACCCGCTGCCGGGTGGCGCGTCGTTTTCATCGCTGGATGATGACGCGGAGGACATGTGATGGCCGCGCTCGACTACCTGCTGGAACGTGGATTTTCCGCAAAGAAGCAAGGTATGCGGGTGCGGATCTCCCCCGCCTCGAAGCTGACCGAAGATGTGCGCAAATACGTCAAAGCTAACCGGCTGGCGCTACTCGCAGAGCTCGCAGCGAACGACGGCCTGGAGCGCCGCTGTAACTGGTCGGTGCTGGTGCCGGGGTGCCGGCCATTCACCATGATCAGCGAGCCAATTACCCGCGACGAGGCCTTGGCTGACGTTCGTGTGCGTTGGCCTGGCGCGGAGGTGGGGCCGTGACGAGGCTCAGTAGACACCTAGACGAGCAATCGGCGAGCGCTCGACGAGGTAGGCGGGAATTCCCGCCTTGGCAAAACACGGGATTTTCCCAACTTATCGGATGGCCCGATCACGTTCGCCACTGTGTAAGAAACGCCACGGTGTGTTGCTTTCCACACAGTTGCGCCCTGATCCGAATCGGCTCATTTGGTCTGATTCGGATCACCTCGCCAGGTTCGGTCAAACGACACCCTCAGTTTGAGGAGCAAGCATGACTACCAAACACATTACATTCACTGACGCAGAGATCCTCAAGCAGGCGGGCCAGCCGGTGCGCCAGTTGCGTGACCCGCGTTACCCCGAGCTGCGATTTCGGTACTCCACCGTCGACCGTACCCGGGGCGCCTGGCACGTTGTTGTCAGGGGGAAATGGGGCAAGGCCGGTGACTTCCCCAGCTTGACCACCAAAGCCATGCTGACCGCGCTTCCGGCCATCCTGGGGCGCCGTGCCGCAGACGTCGAGGCCACCTCGCTGACGAGCACCTGGAGCCGTACCAGTGAGCTGCTGGACTGGTACCTGGATCGCATGCTGCGCGACCGCAACCTGTCAGCCAAGCGCAAGGCCGGCGCGAAGTCGGCCATCACCTGCCACCTGGCGCCGCGGCTGCATGACTTGCCGCTGGCCGAGGTGAGCAAGGCCACGCTCGACCAACGCCTGATGTGGCCACTGCAGGAGCGTTACGCCCTGTCGTTCGTGCGCCTGGTGTTCAACGTGCTGGCGGTAGCTATGCGCAAGGCACACCGGCTCGGGATGATCGAGCAGAACCCCATGGGCTCGCTGCGCTTCGGGGATTTCGTTGCGGTGCGGATCAAGCCGAAGTCGTCACGGCTGCGGGAGCGAGACTTGCCCGATCTGCTGGCCAAGCTGGCAGGCTGGAACGAGCCGCGGCCCGGTGACGCCCTGCTGGCGCTGATGATGCTGTGCCACGGTACCCGCCTGGGCGAGACGCGCAGCGCACTGTGGCGCAACGTCGATCTGCAGGCCGGCCAGTGGTTCATCCCCGCCGACGACACCAAGACCAAGCAGAACCACACCCTGCCACTGACCCGCCAGGCCTGCGCATTGCTGAGCCGCTATCAGGCCCAGCAGGCCGCGCAGGGCTACCAAGGTGCCTACCTGTTCCCGGCCAGCCGGCGCGGGCCACTGGCCGCCACGGCAGCCAGCCAGGTATTTGCCGAACTGAGCGAGCGCCGGTGGACCAGCCACGACGTGCGCAAGGTCGCCCGCACCTGCTGGATGGACCTGGGCGTGGATTACCTGGTGGGCGAGATGCTGGTGAACCACGCCCTGCGCAACATGGACGCGACGTACATCCACACCACCGCCGAAGCGCTCAAGCGCCAAGCACTGGAGCGCTGGCACGACCATTTAGACGGCCTCGGGTTAAGCGCACTCACAAGCGAGACATACCCGAGATACGCAATCCCACAAAATCCGACACAGGCCACAGACCACGCGGCCTCTAGCGAAATTCAGGATGCATCACAGAGGAGCATGTAAATCATGGTGGACGTTGAACAGGACGTTACCGAGCGGCTGGCCCAGGCCGGCATCACGCCATTGATTGGTGGCCTGGTGCCCGAGCCAGCCACCGCAGACCTGCTGGGATATGCCCCCAGCTACCTGCGCCGCCTGGCTGCCGAGGGCCGCTCACCGCTGCCATTCGTGCGCCGTGGCAATCGGCGGTTCTACAAAATAGTCGACATAGTGCGCTTTGCGACGGATACCGACTGAGGACGTCGAAGTTAACCGCTGACCGGGGTGTGCGTGCGCATAGGGTAGACGTCATCGTTTACACACCCCGGAGAACCCTATGCCAGATCCCTTTCAGCAGGACATGACCCAGCTGAATCAGACGCTGCAGAACATCGGCACGCAGATCGCTGACTTCAAATCGTCCTCTGCCGAGAAACAAACCGAGTTCGGCGCCCGCCTTCAAGAAATCGAGCAGAAGATGGTGAATGTCAGCGCCCGCCGAGGCGCTAACGACGATTCCACCGACTCCAATGCTGTAACTGTCCAGGTCGTGGCCGCTGATGGCATCGCCGGCTTCCGCAACGGCATGAAGTCCACCGGCCAGATCAATTGCAAAGTGGGCGTCCGCGCAGCCATCACCAACCCCAACAAAGGCGTCACTGGCTCGACCAGCTACCCAACTGCACCGCAGCGTGATGGCGCCGGCATCCGTGGCATTCCGCAGCCGCGGCTGAGCTTGCTGGATGTGCTGCCGATCGTGCAGGTCACCAGCGCTACCTACGAGTTCGTTCGCCTCGACGGCTACATCAACGGCGCGGCCTACCAGAAAGAAGAAGGTGAGGAGAAGGCCGAAGGGTCGATGCCAACCAAAATGGAACGGGCGGAGATCGCCACCATCGCTACCTGGATTCCGGCGAGCCTCCAGGTGCTGCAGGACAATGACCAGCTTGAGGGGCAGATCAACACGCTGATGAGCGTGGGCGTGCGCCAGAAGTTGGAAGCCGAACTCATCAACGGCGACGGCGGCGCGGGTGAAATCCTCGGGTTCAAGAAGCAGGCAGCCGCCGCTGGCATCACCACTGGCAAGCCAGCTGACCGTATCGGCGCGGCCCTCACTGACCTCAAGGCCGAGGGTTGGAATCCGAACGTAATCGTGATGAACCCACGTGACTGGTTCGCCATCGAGAGCGAGCGCGCCGAGGATGGCGACGGCCAGTATGTGATTGGCACGCCCCGCGATCCAGCGCCGCCCAGCCTGTGGGGCACCCCTGTAGTCGTCACCAACGGCATGTCGCAGGGCGAGGCGTTGATCCTCGATACCAGCGTGGCCGCGTTGCTGGACCGTCAGGAAGTGACCGTGGAGGCCAGCCGCCACGACGGCGACAACTTCCGCCGCAACATGGTGACCATCCTGGCAGAGCTGCGCGCTGGCCTGGCTGTGTTCGCTCCTACGGCCACTCGCCTGGTGACGCTGACCGGTGCACCGACTCCGTAAGCGCAAGCGTGGGTCAGCTGTGAGTGCCACGACCTCCTAACCGCAGCAGCCGGAGCCCTTCTTTCCTTTGTGGGGTGATCCGGCACTGGCCCGCACTCGCGGGCCTTTTCATTCACACCGGAGAAGACCATGAGCCATACCCATCTACCCAAGCCAGTTCAACGAGCCCTCAACCAGATCGCCCACAGCCGCGCCCTGCTGCGCCAGATGGAGGAGCGTGAGCGGTTGAGCAAAGAGATTGATCGACTGTTGGCCACCGGCCTGAGCGCAGCAGAAGCGCTGGAAAAGATCCGGTCGGCGCCGCCGTACAAAGCGCCGGACTACTGAGGGGGGCGGGTCGAAAGTCTAGAAGGTCCGATGACCTAGACCGCCTCCGACCCCACGTGCAGATTTTTTCCCCCTTTAACAAAAAATTTTAAAGCGACGTTAACATCCATGCCGAACGTGCATGGGGCTGTAAGCCACGGAAACAGCGGCATAGACGGCGTTAGGGCCCTCTGGCGGATGTTAACCGGGTTAACAGCTTTAACCTCGAAAAGTTAACGCTTTAACACCGACGAGTTAACACCTGGAGGCTAACCGCTGATGACCATCCAACCAGCTCCGTCCACCTTTCAAGAGCGTTTCGCCCGAGCCTGCGACGTGGCCACCTTCACCCTGGACAAAGGCGGTCCCTGCTATCTGTTGTGGGAAGTCGATCATGTCCAGGCAGGGCAAAGGGTCAAGCTCGATGGCGTGTTCTTCACCGAGGAGGAGGCGCGGATATCCGCCGACTTGCTGCGTGGCACCCTGCGCGGCGCTCGCGCTTCCATGTGCAGCGATGCGCCCAACTGGAACCCTGATCCTGCCCGTGAGGCCGCCATCCGCCTGGAGGCGTTGCAGTGTCGCGAGATGCTTGCCCGGCGCTTGGGCGTCCACCTGGCTATGCCACAGGAGGCCGTGTGATGGCCGCAACCGCGATTGATTACGCACCAAAAACCAAAATTCGCCTGGGCGGCTTCTTGGGCAAGAAGTACGGCAAGCACCACCACTTCCTGCTGGAGCGCGGCGACGCTCGAGAGGCCACCAAGGCCCTGGATGCCAACTACCCAGGCTTCGCCCGTGAACTGGCGGATTCTGAGGCGAAGGGACTGCGTTTCGCCGTGTTCAAGAACGGCAAGAATATTGGCGACTCTGAGTTGGATCTGGGCGGTGCTAGAGAGCTCTGTTTTTTCCCAGTGATCACCGGCAGCAAGCGCGGAGGGCTACTGCAGACCGTTCTCGGCGTGGCGCTCATCGTCGCTGCCTCGTTCGCTTCAGGCGGCCTTGCTGCTGGCCTGATGGGCGCAGGCATTGCCAACGTGGCCGGAGGGGTTCTTCAGATGCTCAGCCCACAGGCCAGCGGGCTAAGCCACAGCGGCTCGCCCGAGAACCTGGCGAGCTACGCCTTTGGGAGCGCCAAGAACACCACAGCCAGCGGTCTACCGGTACCGATCTGTATCGGTGAACGCCGCTGGGGCGGGGCCATCATCTCTGCATCGATCGAGGCGCAGGACAAGGCTTGATGTGAGCCTGAGTCACCTGTAAACACCCCAAGTCCCGGGTATGTAGCAGTGTCCTCATTTTTGAGGACCTGCAGGCTTGCAAAACGTCCGAGCCCTCACACGAAATCACAAGGTAACGGGTTTGACGCACAGATCCACTAGCAAGATAGGTCTATTTTTTATGTGCTATTTTTACGCTTTATGTGTGGGATGCTGGGTTCTCGCGCTCGAGCCTCCACCAAACTTTGAATAGCCGAGGGATGCATGAGTATTCTTGAAATGGAAGTGTCGACTCTGGAGTTTTTGGATGTTCTGAGGCAGCCCGCATTTGACAAGATTTTGAAGTGCTCCGAGGTCTCTGAATTCCTGAAGCTTGACGGCTCAGACGCTGAACATTTCCTTCATTGCATATTCACTATGATGTTCGAGCCTGAGAATAGCCGAGATCCTTTTTCTCCTTTCTTTAGATACGGACGATCTCACAGCCCCGGCATCGGTGATTTCAATGGGAACTCTATGTTTTGCCTCGCAGCAGCATGTCTTGTAGTCAAAAATCCGGAGCTTCGGGCTCGCATTTGCGATCTGATTTGGTGTGAGAAAAAGGGATCAAATGTTTTCATCGCACATATGGCTGTCGACGCATATATTGAATCGGCAGAGGCCCTTATTGAGGCGGGCGAGTCAATCAGTGCAATGCGCAGGATTGAGCGAGCCCTGCGCCTCAGTTATCTTCTGAGAAGGGCGCCGGAAAATCGTGTTGGCATGGTTACTGACTACGTTTTGAAAATTATAAATGATGATCAGTTCCTTGGTTATCCTGATCGAATGCTGAGGCTGGCATACGAATTTGGCATCGGGGAGCTAGAGCTTCTGTACAGCCTGTCAAGACAGCAAGCAACTGAAATGGAGGCCGAAGGGAAGTACCGTGCCGCGATCGATATGCTTGAGCTCTCGGTGAGTTGTGCCAAGCAGTTACAGGACAAGGCAAAAGAACATGAGGTGTACATAAATATGGCCTCATGCTATGAGGCCGAGGCAGAATCTATGCCCGAAGCACTTGGTTGTGGCCCTCTTATGTCTGCTATCGAAGCGCTCCGAGCGGTCCCCGAAACTCGAGAACGCCAGGAGGCGCTATTCCGAAAGCTGCGGGATCATCAACGCGCGCTGCAGCATAGCATGATCACCTTTTCGATCCCCTCGGGAGATCTTTCGGAATTAGTGAATAGATCCGTACGCCTGGTCCGTGGTCAAGATTTTATTGATTCTATATTCAGGCTGGTTCTGGCGGTGCATAGTCCTACAAATATTGATAAGTTAAGGCAGACTACCGCAGAAGCATTAGAAGGATCGATATTCTTCGATTTAGGAGCAGAGCATTATGACGGTGATGGCCTACCTATAGCGGTAACCCCCGGAGTTAATGACAGCACAAATACTCGAGAAATAGCTTTAGAAAATCACTTGGCACAAGCATTAAAGCGTGACCATCAAATCGTAGTTCGTGCCTGCTTGCTGCCAGCGATTGAAGAAATAGCTAATAGCTATTTTGTAGGAAAGGATGGCTGGGCGCCATTCCTAATTAACAATTACTTTGTGCCGAGAGATCATATAGAGTTCTATGATCGTGGTTTGACTGCGGGGCTAAAAGGTGATTTTATGCTTGCAGCCCATATCTTGATACCTCAGATCGAAAACTCACTGCGATATGTAATTGCGCAAAGTGGTCAAGAACCTACTCGCTTATTTGGCAATGGCGATCAAGATAGGGAGGGGCTGAAGGCTCTGCTTGCCAATCCAACAATCGAGCAAATATTCGGCAAGGATGCTACGTATGCTCTCAAGACAATCCTTACGGATAAGGTATATGGAGACTTGCGAAATCAGATCTCCCATGGCTACATATCCAGCAACGAAGCTAATGGTGACGCTTCGGTGATGTTATGGTGGATTGTGCTATGGATGCTTGCACTGCCATACCGTGACTATTGGGCTGCAAAATATAGCGCTGAATTTTTCGCGGAGTGGCCACGGCGGACTGCTGACTAACAAGCGCGTCAAGCGGAAATAGCCCTGACGATATCCGAATAGGTCAACCAAATTGGGCGTTACTCCAAGACCCCATCTCTAGACCATTCACGTTTCGAAGGAGTGGAGGATATCGCCACTCCTTGAAAGTCGTAGTCGAGCTTATCTTAGTCCTGAGGAGTGGAGCAAGGATCGGAACTATCGCAGTTACCTTGCTGCGCCTGCGAAACCTGGCTTGCGGCACGCGATCGCCGCATGCGACGAAACTCCCTGGCCACCCGGCGTTTTTCCTGTGATCTATCGATAGCTGTGTAGAGGTCAACTTTGAGACGCTTGGTGCCTGTCAGGCTGGACAGGCTCTTTTCCAGGCCCTCCAAGCTACGAGCTATTCCAATCACCGGGTCTCGCCCCAGCTCACTGGCTCCCGCATAGTCAGCCATATCCAGCGTATAGACGTTGATCTCTCTCGGTTTCTCCTTGCTGCCTCGGCGCCACGAAATCGTAACTTCGAAAGCCTTTCCCTCCAGAACGCTGATGTCAGCAAGGTAGCTTCGCAAGCCCTGTCCTGGCTTCAAAACGCTTACGCTTTCAAAAGGAATTTTTGCATTTTCCTTGCGAGCCTCACCGTTCTCAAGCGGAGGATCGAAGCAAACTTGAATGTCGTAAGCCGTAGCATTTCCTGTGTTATCCACAAGCAAGTCGAAATGCCGAAGTGACCAGCGATTAGGGCTCAGGGTCGCGACCACGTGCGGCTGATCTGATGCTTCAACCATCCTGGTGGTTTCTTTTGCAAGCAGCTTCGTCACACGCCAGAGAAATATCGTGGCGACGGCTGTCACTACTGTCGCAAGCATGCCCCCCACACTGAGCGCTGTGATTAGCCATGATGGCTGATCGGGCATAGATTCTCTCCTGAGACGATTTCCGTAAAATTCTCCAGAATTCTAGGGTGTCCCCAGATCTTAGGACCCCCCTTTTGATTGAGGTGAAGCACAATCTATGAAACGGGGAACGAACGGGGAAGGCGCCCTACCTTAAACAAAAAAAGGCCTGCGATTTGCTCGCAAGCCTTTGATTTTTATGGTGGGCCCACACGGACTCGAACCGTGGACCAAAGGGTTATGAGCGATTCGTTAGGAGATGCCGCCCGCTCTAGAAAGGCACATCATCCTCGTTAAGAGAACGCAGCAGCTCATCCAAAGCGTCCTCGACCCCCATGGCCTTCCTGCGCGCAGCGGCATGCAGACTTAGCATTTTGGCGTAGGCCTGATCATAAAAGTCACGAATATCGGCGTCAGTAAACGAATCTAGGATGTTACCGTCCTGATTAATTATCTGAACAACAACATCTTCCTCAAACCCTTTATCTATGACGAAAATTCTGAAAGAGTACCTGGGGAAGACTACCTGGTAGGTATCTTTTTTCTCAGTCGACTGCCAATCGAGCTCGCCTTTCGTCGTTTTCTGAATCATCTTGTCCAGAATCGCTGAAATTTTATGATTACTCATTCACTAACTCCACCAATTTGAACCTTAATTCTGATTAGAAGCCCTTGTACGGCCTCCATTTGCTTTGAAACCAAAGCATTCATTGTAGGCATATCTATTTTTTCAACTGAATCATGTAGGCACCCTTCTACTAACCGCTCCAGAGCAGAGAACTGAGTAATCGCTCCCTGCACTAGCTTTTGGTCTTCACCTGACAAAAGAGGGTTGGACGACCTTATATTAATCAAAAATTTGGTTAACTGCGAATAACGCTCTGGCAATAGTTGAAGAGAATTAAGACGATGCAGACGCTTAATTTCTTCCATGATCGCAACTGCCGTCGAGAAATCTGAGACAGTGTCTACTCGCCGCAGATCATTTCTCATGCTCTCGACAACTGATCTTGTCTGAACCGCCGCATTTTTGGAGGATACGGAGGCTCTGACCGTCAAGATAAAGCCAACCACGGACACCAACAAGCCAAAAATGCCGGCGTAATCGCCTATTCTGTAATCAGCTAGGAATTGATTGAATCCTTCCAACGTGGATCCCCTGAACCATATTTGGGCAAATGATGGCATCGCGGCATCGTTATGGCTAGGTAGGGAATTGTGAGTAGTTTTGTGAGTAGAAAATACAAATTGACCATAACGGCCAAGCAAAATAGGCGCACAAACCACGTATATGAGTCTCCCTCGGGCACCAAAATCCGGAAAAAACCGACCTTATGGTCGGTTTTTTTATGCCTGCAGTATGCCCAAGCAGCCTCTCGCCTGACGCTAGGGCCCATTACCCCACTTGGCAAAATTGCCAACTCGCTCCAGCCCCCCAACCTGTTTAACCTGGCTCCTCCACTCACGCCCTTGCTGTCGAATGCCGAGGTGCTGGCCTACCAGTTCCCCCCCGCGTGCGGGGCGAGAATCGACCATTGGGCCTTTCCAGCCTGGAATACGACCCCTTCAACGAGCGCCTGCTGGCAACCACCAGCTACGAGCAGGGTGACAGGATTGGTGGTTATTGTGGACGTTGCCGATTTCACTACTGAGCCGGGCGGGCCGGGCACTGCGCAATTGGTACTAAGGCAGGACGGTACGCCCTTGTGGTTCGATAGCAAACCGGAAGGGGTTGCAGCGTTGGATGCCAGACACGTGTTGGTCGTTCATGATGACGACCGAGTTCAGGTCGCAGACTCCGCGCATGGCAAGGCCAGGAAACCCAATGAATTCGCCTATAGCGTGATTGAATTGCCGTGAAGCCGACGCACCTTGGTATTTCAGTGCCGGCGTGGCGCACGCCGTCGGCACTCTTACTGCAATGCAAAGTGCCAACTACCTCATCACTGCTCACGCCTGAAGAAACGGGTGCGCCGCAGCCGCGATAAGCGAGGGTTGAGCCAACGATGCCACACACCGGTAACGCATAGACCTACCGTCCTTCTCGCGCTGGACCTTACCTTGCTCCAACAACACATCGAGGTGACGCTTGACTGTGGACCAGCTCGCATTGAGGCGCTCGGCGAGTGTCGCGCGATCCGAGGCCCTGATTGTCCTGCAGAACTCTCAGAATTTCGTTTGGCAATGTCATGGCGTCTCCGGATATAGCTCAATGCAGCTCAATGCAGCTCAATGCAGCTCAATGCAGCTCAATGCAGCTCAATGCAGCTCAATGATCCGAACCTAGGCGTCCCATCACTGCAAGCACTTTGCAACCCGCCAATTTGACGCCAGCCCAACGACCGCGGGCGCTCCAGCCATGCCTGGAATCTATTGGCCAGCATCTGGCCCCCTACCTAAGATGTCATTCATCAGATATATGCAGAAAGTATTGCCAGCGTGATGGCTCTTAGCCATATTTGCGCTCCCATTTTTTAACCCATGTGCAAATCATGAAGACAACTGTGCCCTGTCTGGCGGCAATGATGCTGCTGAGTGGGTGCAATGGAATGCCAACGTCATACGTTTCAAACCCCGTCTACGATCAAGCGTTCGTAGTCACCTCGGGCGCGCCGCTGCCCATGCTGCTGATGGCGACCGCCATTCAGTGGAACGAAGACTACGCCGTAACCGCGAAACACACTCCCTTCCTGCGCAACGTGGTCCACGAGGGCCTTGGTGACGTGGTGTTCTTCAAGCACAAGGCCACCCAGGTGCCGCTCTGGCGCCAGTACGTGCCAGGCGAGTCGGTGACTGCGGTCGGGTTCAACAGCCTGATGATGCCGGTGCAGGGCAAGGGCCACACACTGCAGTCGCTGGTGCGCCTGGAAGGCACGCCTGGCAGCGTGTTCTATTCGGTGCACGATGGCCCGATGGTCAAGGGCATGTCGGGTGGCCCGGTGTTTGCCGATGACGGCAAGGTGGTCGGGATCAACGTCGCGTTTATCGCCAAGGAGGGGATCGATGCGCGCAACCGGCCAGACCTGGCGGACAAGGCGCGGGTCAGCGTGTTCATGTCGTTCAGTGAAATCGACAAGGAATGGCGCCGGTTCCAGTACCTGGCTCACAAAACCAAGTCCAATACCGCGCCTGCCGCGGTCAAGGGCTATGTGGCGGTGGTGGCCAAGCCGTGATCCGGGTGGGTCAGCAGGTGCAATGCTGCTCCGGCTCTTCGCGGTAACGCCCGCGAAGAGCCGCGTTCCATCGAGCTGATCACACATTTCCAGTTACACCCTACGACGAACAGCACAGAACCTTGCCAGCCCCTCAGCGTCCGATCCTTCATGCCCACCCTTTCGAGGTACCCCGCGTGAAAGAGATCATCGCCCGCAAGTACCGCCTGGTGGTGAAAACCTTCGGCTACATCGGCTGGTCGCTGTTCTGGCTGCTGATCTGGGATGTACTGGTCACCATCGATTTCATGCTGTTCT